AAGCGCTGCAACCAGTGGGTGTCTAGCAACCTGACTTGGCTGCCGTCAGGCAAGTGGGAAGAACTAGAATCCGAGCGAGTAATCACAGCAGACGACGAGCTGATCATAGGCTTTGACGGATCTTTCAGTGGTGACACAAGCGTCCTAGTCGGTTGCACCATAGAGAAGGACGGCACGCTGCCACACCTGTTCTTGATCAAGGCTTGGGAAAAGCAACCAGACGACGACAACACATGGCGCGTAAACATCACAGACGTAGAGAACGAGATTGTCAACTTTTGTCAAGAACACCCGAAGGTGCGAGAGATAGCGTGTGACCCTTACCGCTGGCAGCGCACTATGGCTTTCCTAGAAGAAGAACGAGGACTGCCAATCGTAGAGTTTCCGTCAACAAGCGCAGCGCGAATGGTGAAAGCAACCGCAAGGTTTTTTGACGGAGTTATGGAAGCAAAGTTCACACAGTCAGGTGACCCCCTGTTGGCACGACACCTAGACAACTGTGCGCTAAAGATAGACAACCTTGGCCCTCGTATCGTCAAGGAGAACCGTAATAGCAACCGTAAGATAGACGCTGCTGTAGCTGCTGTCATTGCTTACGAAAGGGCTACCGTCGGTAGAATGGAAGAAGTAGTGCCACAAGTATTTATATAGGCGGTTATGTTGGCGAATATTTTACAAGTTTCAGGCGCGGTGCTAATTTCAGTAGGCGCGGCTATCGTATGGCTACCAGCAGGTATTATCCTAGCTGGCATTGCTTCAATCATCTTTGGACTTGCATTGGAGCGTAAGTAATGCTGAACAACCTCTTTGAGAAAAGATCTATAAACTTCCAGACTGTCTGGGGGGCCGGTGACATAAACGACACCACCACTCTGTCAGCAGTAGTCATAAACTCTGAAACGGCAATGACAATCAACGCAGTCTTTTCTGCGGTTTCTCTAATCTCTGACACTTTGGCAACACTGCCGATGGATGCCTTCATCCGCACACAAGGTGCAAGGTACCCTCTAAGACCTCGCCCTGAGTGGGTACTAAAGCCAGACGTGGACACAACTCGCGAAGCCTTCTACGGCTCTGCAATAGTCTCGCTGCTTCTAGATGGCAACACCTTTATCCGCATCTACCGCAACGATGCTGGCAAGATTGTAAACCTAGTTACGCTAAACCCTACCGATGTAGAGATCAGGCGTAACGGCTTAGGTCGAGTTATGTTTGACGTCAAGGGCGAAGAAACCATGCTTAGCTCAGACGACGTAATCTTTATCCCTGACGTAGTTCGCCCTGGCAGCTTGCGTGGAATCTCTCGCGTAGACGCGCTGAAAGAAAACCTCGGACTTGCCAAGGCACTTGAAGCTTACGCAGCTAAGTTCTTCGGTTCAGGCACACAGACTTCAGGCATCTTGGAGGTTCCTGGCAACCTAAGCGCTGAGCAGGCAAAGGATATGCAAACCGCGTTTGACTCTCGCCACAAGGGTTGGTCAAAAGCGCACAAGACAGCAATCGTTACAGGTGGCGCTCAGTACAAAGCAACCAACGTGCCTAACGATCAAGCTCAGTTCCTAGACAGCCGCAGGATGGCAGTAGAGGACGTTGCAAGAGCCTTTAACATCCCACCACATCTTCTAGGGCTACCAGGCACAAACACCTACGCTTCAGTTGAGCAGAACAACATAGCCTTTGTTACTCACACGCTTAGACCAATCGCGCAAAAGCTAGAAGGCGCTTTGTCAACTCTGCTATCTCAAGAGACTGGTCTAGAAGCTGCCTTTGTGAAGATCAGCCTAGACGGGCTGCTACGTGCCGACATGAACTCTCGCACTCAGTCCTACAGCACGCTATTGCAGGCTGGCGTTTACTCAATCAATGATGTAAGAGCCCTTGAGGACTTGCGACCTATTGAAGATGAATCTGCCGACACAGTTCGTGTACCACTTGCAAACGTCAACATAGCTGCTGCCGACCTCAGCGCTATGAACCAAAAGGTAGAGATGGCGCAGCAACTTATTCAGATTGGCTTTGTGCCTTCTGATGTAATGGCAAAGCTAGGATTACCAGACATCACCCACTCAGGCAAGGATTCAGTCCAGCTACAAGACGACGGGCTTGAATAATGACTACGGAAAGAGAAACTCATGGCACTAATACCAAACGGCTCAAAGATGCCGTCAACGAACAAGCAGCCCGAAGTAAAGAAGCCAGCCCCAGTAGCGCCTGTCAAGATTGTGACGGAGCCTGTGGAGTCTGTGAAGCCAGTAGAAGTAGAATTCAAAAAGAAGAAAAAAAGCTGAAGGGCAACATGAAGCAGAAGATGGAACAGCGCGTAAACGTAGCTGGGTTTGAAATACGCGAGGAAAGCGACGGTATGCACTTTGCCGGATACGCTGCCTTGTTTGACAGCCCATCTGAGCCACTACCTTTTACTGAGCGAATCGCTAAAGGCGCCTTCAAGCGCTCACTCAACGCTCGCAACGACATAAAGTTCTTGTGGAACCACGACTCAGGCGAGATACTAGGATCTACCCGCGCTCGCACCATGACACTGAGCGAGGACGATCGTGGACTAAAGGTAGAAGGTATGCTGCCTAACACTTCTCGCGGACGTGATGTTGCAGAGCTTTTGAGGCGTGGGGATGTAGATGCAATGAGCTTTGGCTTTAGCGTCCCCCAAGGTGGGGATACTTGGTCTAACGATGGATCAGAGCGCACCTTGCGTTCAGTCAGGCTTCACGAAGTTTCAGTAGTAGCGTGGCCTGCTTATATTGCAACAGCAGGCACGGTGTCAGTACGCAAGTTTCAGAAGGCTGCTGAGCGTGCAGATGTAAACGTTGAGGCGTTAGCAGATGCGTTAGGCAAGCTTGAAGATGGACTGAACATCACTGGTGACGAGCAAGAGATGCTAAACAGAGTCATAACCACTCTTGCACCAGAAGCCAAAACTGAAGCAGTAGTCGAACCTGAAGTAGACTTAGAAGCAGAGCAAAAAGTCGCTCACGACTTAGCAATGCTTGAGCTAAAGAAAAAGAAGCTACAGCTAATGGATAGGAACTAACATGGCAACCAAAGATGAAATCAAGAAGGCAATCCTAGAGGTTGCTGGAAATCCTGAGTCTGGTAGTGTGTTCAACCTTGCAGGCAAGTGGGCTGATGCAATAGTTGCACTTGATACCACAAAAGTTGACCTAGACGCCGTAAAAGGTGAAGGCGAAGTCGTTCAGACAGCCAAATTCGACAGGCCAGCAAAAGAAACCCGCATAACAAAGGCTGAAGAAACCAGGTAGTCTTACAAGGTATTCAGGCGGGTCCCCCCAGAGTTACACCCCTTCCTCTGGGGGTTTCCTTTACCCTGTGGAAACTTCTACTAAAATTGAACTATCGGACGTGAGTTAGCTCTGCCGTATTCGGTCAGCGTCAACGCGACTGTCATCTGTCAATTATTACTAAGGAGACACAATGTCTGAGTTTATCAAATCTCAGCAGGAACTCCGCAACAACCTCATTACACAGGTTCGTGAAGTCATTGACTTCGCAGAATCAGAGGCTCGCGGACTTGACGCTGCTGAACTATCAAAAATCAACGCAATCGAAGTTGACATCTCAAAAGCTGACGAGACTATCACTGCTGCAACACGCAGCCAGTCACGCGCCCTAGAAGCATCCGTAGCTGCCAAAGGATTTATCCCTTCGGTATCTGAGGAACGTTCTTCGTCTGACATCTTCCGCTCACTTGCGCTAGGTGAGCAGCGTGGACACACCTTTGAAAGGCGTGCAGTTCTAGCGCCATCTGCAAACACAGTACCAAAGTCGTTCTACGACGAAGTGTTTGACGTTGCTCGCGCAGTAGGACCAATGCTAGAGGTTCCACAAATCATCCAGACTACTTCTGGTGAGGACCTAACTATCCCAACCCTATCTGCTTACTCTGCAATGACCCTAAAGGGCGCAGGAGCTTCGCTAGACGATGTTGAGCCTACCTACGCAAGCATCACGCTACAATCGTTTAAATATGGCGGAATAATCCAGGCCGCAAACGAACTAGTATCCGACGCAGGATTCGACTTGGGCGCACACTTGGCTCAGCAAGCTGGTAACGGAATGGGTTACGCAGTCAACGAAGCACTAACTACTGGAACTGGTTCTTCA